AAAAACAACCACATACCGATTGATTTTTCACCCAAAAGTACCCAGGCGCTCCAAGTTACAAAGACCAACCCCAGCATTTCTTTACCCAATGGTTTTAGCTTTCTTTGTAATACTCGGCACTACTTGCTTCTTTGCCGGAACGCCTGTTGTCGTTGATGCAGTAAATGACAGATACACCCCAATGACCTTGGGGGAGATGTATCATGATATTGTGGGCACATTACAGATGTATATCTGTTGTGCAACAGTCGACGACGTGGTGGTTAGCACCCACATCCGCGCTGGCCGTGAAGTACACGATGCTCAATCTATTGAGTGTGTGGAGTACAACCATGACGCGCAAGAGAGACACGTAGCGACTGTCTCTGAGAAAATCATAGTAAACAACTATGTCGCACCCAAATTCAAGTTGGGTGTGGAAGGGTTGATTCATGATGACACAGCGTATTTGCTGTTGGAAAGATTGAATCAACTCCCGGTACCATTTGGTACCGATGCCACCGTAACAGGTGAAGCCGTTGTAAACAACAACGATGATGTATTGCCCGCTTTGGTTGAAGTGGATGCCCCCATGAGGGAGGAAGCGGTCGAGGAGCGTGCCATTGTGTTGCACGTTCCCGCGCTTGTTGGCCAGGTGGCAGATCCTGTTGAGCAGGTTGCCACTGACGTTGAAGTGGAAGAGGAACCGAAAGCAAGCAAAGTCTTTGTGAATTGCCAGAACATTCGAGAGGAGGTTTGTAACCGCCGGATTAGTCGTCACCGTCGTGGTGAGTATATTTCGGGGGTTTCAGGCACCATCAAGAACAAGTTAGGCGTACCGAAAGATAATGCTGCGAATAGGTTATGTGTGAGGCGCATGGCGGTGCAGTTGATGGATGGGCATGGCGTGAGGCCATCACATCAACGCCAGGTTCTTGAGGTTATAATTTCGATGGTATTTATACCAGACGAAATGGATATCCTTGGAGCCCAGATAGCTGCCAGTAATGAAGCACGCACGCACCTACGACACCACCGAAACGCTGGTCCGAGAAATGTTTATCAACGTTTTTGGGACCGACTCTCTGTCCGAGGCCATAATGGTCTCGAAGACAGAGCATGAGGAGGCCTTGGCATTGTTGACGGAGTTTCACAGAAGAGTAATCTTAGTGATCCTAGGCTCACCGTCAACAGGCATGCTAAGGAAGTGGCCAAGCCCCGCAGGTTGTATTCCATCAAGGAATTGTCACCCAACCTGGATCTAGGGGTCAACAATCGTGACATAGGTACATTGGAGTGTGCGTTATTAACACGCATGTACTACTGCAAGGTCGGGGATGACTTTGTGGCTCCACCATCAGTGAACAAGGATCTGTTCGCTGATCGCCTCAAGTGCTTTAAAACGCAATTGCTGAGTCGTACTGCCCGTACCACCCCGTACACTTTACAGGAAACTGTTGAGACGTATTCGGGTCGTAGGCATACGATATATGCTAATGCCTATAAGCATCTGATGCAACTCGGTCTATCTCGACGTGATGCATGTTCTATTGCATTCGTTAAGATGGAGCTCGTGAACCCGGAGAAAGCACCTCGATGCATACAACCGCGATCACCCGTCTATAATCTTAGTCTGGGTAGGTACATTAAGGCAGCTGAGCATAAAATCTACGATGGCATACGTAGGGTCTATGGAGATGGACCTACAGTCATGAAGGGATTTAATGTCAGCCAAATTGGTGAGATCGCGCGTGGTAAATGGAGGAGCTTCAAGAAGCCGGTGGCTGTTGGACTTGATGCAACCAAGTTTGATATGCATGTCTCGCCCGCCGCCCTTGCATGGGAACATTCAATTTATTTGGATATGTACCAAGGGGATAAACGGTTGGCTAATCTACTGCAGTGGCAGATGGATAATAAAGGTGCTGGGTACTGTGCAGATGGAAAACTGAAGTACTCCGTTACTGGAAAGAGATTTAGTGGTGATATGAATACTGGTTTGGGGAACTGTATTTTAATGTCGGCCATGGTACATGCTTATGCAGAGTCACGAGGGGTTGATGTGAAGCTCATGAATAATGGGGATGACTGTGTTGTCATGATGGAGAGTGTTGATTTGGGCAAATTCAATTTAGGGCTTAACGACTGGTTCCTGGACATGGGGTTCACCATGAAGGTGGAGGCCCCAGTTTACGAGCTTGAGCAGTGCGTGTTCTGCCAAACCCAGCCTATTAGGG